TGAGATTGCATCCATCCGCTGACTTCTCATCATATTCAGCGCCGTCCAGTTGTTAATCTTCCTCTCATGAATTCCAATTGCTCCACCCTCATCTTTGATAAAGTGTAAGAGGTCTTGTAAGGCCCTGCCATCAACAGTGGTCGAGCCCATGCCAAACACTCGCGGCATGTACTTCTCCGCTTCGCAAAGCCAATTATAGGCTCGATCGAAATCGATCTTAGTAAGTTTAAGATCGTTGCCCCGGTCAACGCTCGAGATCATCGCCAACCTCTCATGGTGCTGCTCTCGCCGAGTGCAGTAATGCTCTAGCTTTGGGTGTGTTGGAACAGGCGTATATCCCAGATTCTTCCACCCCCAATACTTCTCATGATACTCCTCGTCCCAGCTAAATCCGCCAATCATACGATCAATGATACGGAGATCATGTATCATCTCGTCTGGCATTTCCAATATAGGGGCCTCGAATTTATCCACCGGAGCTCCTCGATCGGTGGAGAATATCATGAGGGTCCTCGATGCAAAGCCTTGACCCCAGGCCTCGCCTTTATTAAAGGTCTTGACTAAGTTCTCTGGGGTAGTGCCACAGAGAACGTTTAGCTGTGGTCTTTCAATCAACTTCTTAAGCGAGCCTACGCGCTTAGCTTCCTTGTATGGGGCATTAACATCGTAAAGCGTGGTCAAGATGCCAACTAATTCGGGGCTGTATTCGGACATGAACGAGCTTAGCTCATCCGCCATAATGTACATTGAGTTGTATTGAAGTGGCGACTGCTGTCCGAATTGGGGTTCAAACCCCTTAAACTCATCAAGACAGTCCACAAGCGATGCTTTGGATACTGAAGTAGGGCTGAGCTTGGGCTTAGGCAGTTCCCGGTAGAACCCTTGTGCCGCCATAATCGCCGCTGTCTTGCCAACCCCTGGTGGGCCAACGAGGAAGACATAGAGGTTTGGGTATGCTGTCCTGCTACCTGTCTTTAACCATACCTTTTGCTCCAAGGTCGCCGCAATGACTGAGATTGCCACCCATCTACGAAAGATGAGTGGCGATTCAAGGTCCTTAGTATATTCAACGAAACTTTCTATCCAAGATTGGCACTTGCGCTTGCCTCCGCCGTTTAGAATTGGGTTCGTAGGATCGTAAGCCATCAGGGTTTCCCTCGCTCCATTCCCCAAAGTTCCAGCCGGTTTTGGCTCCATAGGGGATAGTTAGCGTCCGTCCGTGTCGAAGTTCAACAGGATAGCGCAGTTGCGCCTGGATCAGTGGAACTATCTCGTCCTCTCTTTCCTCTGGGTATTGCACGACGATGGCATCGTGGTTCTGCATGAGAAGCTGACAATTGCCTGCTCGCCAGACGTTGAGCATGCCAGCGTTGACGATGTCGGCAAGGGAACCCTGCGGATCGTAGGCGATGGCCTCACGGAGGGTGGAGTCGTCGGTTCTTCGGCCGAAGAAATGGCGTCGGCGGCCGGTAAGGGAGATCAGCCAACCATGCTGACGAAGCTGGTTCTGAACCCACCCATGCCAAGCTAGACGGGAGGGGAAGGCCCGAAAATACTGCGGTTGAAAATCTTCCACAATATCCAACGGTAGCTTCGTTTGATTTGCAAGGGTTGGAGCTTTACCTCCATAGTTACTACCGTGTCCGAGCTTTTTACACATGAAACGATATGTGTAATGCCTGTAATAGGGCTGCTCCGCAATACTCTTATCTCGCTCGAGATCGCCGGTCCATCCAAGTTTAGGCCAACAGATTCGAGCAACAGCCGTGTGTGGATCACCCGACTCGCATGCTTCAAGATATCGTCCATCTCGGAATAGGTTCCACTCGATAGCTCCAACGACGAAGCTTTCTCCTGACTTTGCATCGAAGTACCCCATTTTCATGCCTGGGTCAGCGATGAATATCGACCTTAGGATGTCTTCGATATTCTGGAGGTTGCCGCCGGTGCCGAATTCGGAGAAGCTCGATGAGAATCTTCCGGTCTCAGTCCCAGCAATGTTATAGCTCGTTCGCATTCGGCCATCGAAGTCGATGTCGGTTTTGAGGACCGAGATCTTCTTCGCGAGGTCGCCTAGTAAGAGTAGATGTGAGACGAATGGTCTCGCAATCATGTAGGCATTCATCTTCTCTAGCGCGTCACGATCGGCTGTTGGCTTGCCCCCTCTCTTGATAACCGGCACATTGAGAATTTCGTAGAAGAGCCTCTGCTTGTCTGCGTTGGATTTGAAGTTGAATCCATAGAAACCGAGGCCCTCACGGGCTATTCTCTCGAGCTGCCGCTCGAGGACGTCGAGCTTGGCGTAGTACTGCTCGATGACCTCGGCCTTGCGCTGGGGATCGACACGTACTCCTCGGAGGCGCATTTCAAGCACCGGACCTTGTAGCGCTTTCGAGAAGGCGTAAGTTGATCCAGATACATTATCAAGCTGAGGGAGGAGCACCGAGAACACTTCAGCGGTGACGGCTGTGTCGAGTCCATTGTAGATCCAATCTTTCTCTTGGGGTTTGAAGTCGGTGGGGTTGACGAGGTCAGTCTCAATGATCTTCATCGTTGGCCTTGAGCGGGACGACGTTGAGCTTGGGTTTCTTATGCGAGGCTACAATCTCAACGCCATCCCTCTTCATGGCCAACTCAGCCATGTCTCTCATAACTGCCCACCTAAGGTATTCTTGTAGGGTCATCTCACGCATGGGAGGCTTGTCGGTCATGGTTGGCTCCGTTGGGGTTAGAAGCGGCGTTTGAAAATCTTGATATGATTCCAGCAGCTTCCGTTCTTAATGTTATGTATAGTAGATTTCGAAACATTATATTTATCAGCGATTTCTTGTAAACTATGGCACGAGCTATTTAACATGCGTTTGATATCTCTTACTTTATCATCGTTTAATTTTGCCATTCCATGATTTGATCCTATAGGATGGAAATTTGTCCCTACTTTTTCTGCATCCATGCTATTATCGTGGTTTGTGCCTAATATCAAATGGGTGGGGTTAACACAATCACGGTTATTACATGTGTGCCTAACTATGTCTGAGTGGCCTTTGATAACTCCTACTTTATATATAGGGCCATTAAATAGAACATAAGACACACGATGAGCACTTTGATATCTTTCTTGTTGTATACACATTGAAAAAGATCCATATCCTCTTTCATTTAGTAATGTGAAAGACCAGCATCCACCGTGCTGTGGCTCTACATAGGTAAGGAACCGTGCAGTCTCTACTAGATGCTCCTTCCACAAACCGTCTTCACTTGGTCTATATAGTTGCAATACTTCTAATGTTCTAACTTTAGAAGCAAGGAAAGCACTCCATGGCATAGTTAATCATCCTTCTTTATCGTCGTCTTTCGCTCTCTCATCTGCTTCCAGCTCCCATGGTCGGTGTATACACTCCCGAGGAAGCCCAAACCCTTTAAGCTCTCCGGCTGTAAGGCGTGGTGGAGCAACATGGTATCATGCTCCGCATTGTAGACCTTAATCCCGTACGCCCGCCAAAGAAAGGCTATGTCGTAGAGCCCGTTTTGGAAGAGCTTCGGTACTTTGCTTGCGAGAACACCTTTGACAAAGCCCCAAGCCGCTCGTTCATCGCTTGCAGTTGGCCAATAACTTCCTCCCTTTTTTCGCTTGTCTGAGAATGGAATAACCAATGCAATGTCCTTTCGTGGTGCGAAGCCAATGCACGTGATTTGATTTCCAGCTGTTTCAATGTCAACTGAAAGGACATCAACTCGAGTAAGATAACGTCTCGCGAATTCATGTAGGTCCTCTAGGGTTGGCTCGATCCAGATTTGGCATTTTGGTCGGCGGATTTCGGGGTAGGCTGACTCTCTTGCTCCCTTCATCAGATCGGCAACGGTAGTGGGACGTAGTTCCCATTGACGCAAGACGGCAGCCGGGTGATAGGTCGGGAGAACCTTAAACCCGCTGACGGTGTGGGTTGAAGTGTCGGTGGTTCCGCGGAATTTACTGATCGCCACCCTTCCAAGAAGAGCCCACATTGCTGTATTGCCCATGAGGATAATAAGGTTTGGATCAACATCGATGAGTTCCTCTGCTAAACGATTGAGTTCGGGCTCGAATTCTGCCCGGATGTATTTGCCCTTGAGCAGTGGTGGATAGCCCTTGAGGCTGCCACGCTTGTCTCCGCAGAGAACTTCGATCTTATTTCCTTGAGGCCGAAGGTTAAACACGTTGGTGAGGAAGCAATCGGCTCTGTGAATGCCAGCCTCTTCAAGCATACGGGTCAGCTCGTAGCCGCTGGGGCCGACGAAAGGGAGGCGTTCGCGGGCTTCGTGCTCGCCCCAGGCTTCTCCGAGACAACATATAGCTGTCATAATGAAAGCTTTCCACTTTCGCCCCGTAGATGGTCCCGCTTAACGATATGATAACTTCCATCATCGGCTGTGCAATAAACTTCACCATCAGGTAAGAATTCGTTAACAGTACCGACCCATTGAATCTTGTCTTCTAGTACATAGACCACTCGGTCGCCTTCTTTCAGTCTCATTCTGTTCCTCCTGAAAGGTGGGGAGGTCGCACTCCTCCCCAAGGGCTCATTCCACCGCCGCTGTGCCATTGACCTCGGCGTAGATAGCCGCGCCATCCTCGCTTGGGCGGTGTCTGACGCTGACGATAACCTGTCTTCCAGGCGATTCCGAGATCATCTGGGAGAAGGTCTTGTCCTCTCCCTCGTCGTCGATCTGGAGGTCTTCGAGAAACTTTTTCAGCCGCCACTTGGCGTCTTCAGTGACGTAGTAGGTGGCCTTGAAGGTTCGGGAGCCGAAGCCGCCCTGCTCATTGAGGGCATCGGCATCGACGTCATCCTGTGCCTGAAGCGGGCGGAGGGTAAAGCGGACGTAGGGAGTTTTCTTCTTTGCCGAAACGTCCTGCTCAGGCAGGCCCTCAACGACGCAGATGTAGGAGCCGGCGGGCAGGGGCTTGGGCCTAGAGGTTTCGGAGACGGGTTGGTCGAGGATTGAGGCGAAGTTGGGTGCAGACATGGATTGCATCCTTTCACTCTGCTGGTTCGTAAGTTGCTTCGAAGATGTCAGGTTTGCAGGGGTATTGCTCTCCCTTGACACCCGTGATAATCCAGTCGCCTGGATCAGCACGCATTGTGCCTTCGAGAGTTACGATGAGGGTTTCTTCAAGAGCTTGGGTTGCTTCAATGACAATGGGTTTCTTCCTGTATTTTGCCATTAGATTTTCCTTAGGGTGAGTTTGGTGGGCTTTGGCTCGGCTCGCAGAACCGCGAAGAATTCTGCAAGGCCGGTTTCGATTGGATAGCTTGGATGCATAGCGAATGGCCGTGGATTTTTGAGGTCGATCATGGCTGTTGCTGCGGTTTGGATTTTCCTTTTGCTGCCTTGGGTTTGACACAGAGCGACGGAGTTGAAGTAGCGGGGAACAATTGGGCTCAAGGCACTTCCCACGGTGGTTGGAAAGGCCTTTTTCTGCCCATCCGGCATATCTATATACTTGATATGCGAGATCACGATAACGTTGGTTCGGAAGTTGACGCTGGTGAGGAGCGCGAGGACGTCTTCGATCGCCTTCTGCGCGTCGAAGTAAGTCGCACGGCGATCGTAATCACCTGACTTCCCCCTGGGGGTAAGGGGCTCGCGCCAGTCAAAAGCAGAATCTGAAAGCATTGTAAGGGAGTCAACAATGAGAATGCAGTCTGGGCCCCACTCTGCGGGGACTCCCAGGTCAACGTCATCATACTTCCAGCGGTCAAGCATTCGGATGGCGGAGATGAAGGCTTTTGGTTGTCCATCGATCACGGGTCCTGTTGGGGTTGATTTGCGCTTGTCTTGGAGGGTGACGAATTCGACGCTGGCCAAGCGCTCCGGCCAATCCTTGACGATACAGGCCTTGAGCACGTCGAGGCCGTTGTCCATGTCGAGGATGCGGAGCTTGTAGCCAGCGCCGACGAGGGAAGCGAGAGAGCCGGTTTTGCCGGAGCCGGAGTCGCCCTCAATCAGTAATTTCGTGAACTCATTCGACTGGTGGTTGGCTAGGTTGGGCATGGGTCACCGTTATCTTGAGGTGTTCATTCACTCGGAAGTATGTTGCAAACGGAGTCCAGAACTTGAAGGCGACTGGTTGAAAGACCCCCTGCAAGAGACAGATTTCAAAGAAGGGGCCACTTTCATCAATGCCGACGGCCTTAACCTTGAAATCGTAGCTTACTATCGCGGCTTCAATGGATTCCATCGCTCGCCCTCCTCTTGCTTAGTGAAGTTCGACTTCAAGAACTGCTCCCTCACACTCGGCGACTTTGAGCAGACCTCGCGGAACCGACACCCGCCGAATTTGTCGCAGGCGGTATCATTCATCGGCCAATAACCCTCAGCCGCGTAGTCCTCGGCCTTAGCGAACCAGAACTTGAGATCGGTAAGCCATTCATCGAGTTGGTCCTGAGTTCGATAGGTGAAGCCCCGGGTGAACCGGGAGAAGCCTTCGGCGATCTGGGCTGCGTCGATTATCACCCCGCGAACTGGGGAGGACATGACGATTTGCGACGCGAGCGAATAGAGCGTCATCTGGTTGTTCGGCTCGAACTGGTTAAAGTAGTATGGACTTGGAGTTGAGCCGGTGGTCTTGCGGTCCATGACGTACTGCTCGCCGCCGAAGTTTACGACGCGATCGAGGTGGCCGCAGAGGAGGTAGAATTGAGTTTGGACATCGCGATCCTATTTTTGAAAAATACCCTCGTATGGGCCGAAATCTAACTCGAACCTGAAGCTCAGCTCGATCGCCGGCTTTCCATTTGCGAGGATGACCGTCTATGCTGGGTCATTCTCGAATTGGTCGAGGTACCAAATCACTGTACGGATTAGGTGCTCTCGGGACTTAGTTTTCTCAGACGGCTTCGTCGGCTCCGGTCGCCAATCGGCGATTCGATGTAGCAAGGCCCGGATTACGTCATGCACCGCGTCATCGTGTGGGATGCCGGCGACGCGGCTAAGTTCGTAATCATGCAGGGCTTGATGATATTCGATACCAAAGCGGAGGTGGATGTTATCGCCTTGGCTTTGCCAGCCGTCGATCATGGTGTATTGGTAGAGGCGGGGGCAGGTTTTGAATAGGCCGAGGGAGGTGCTGTCCCAGGCGAATTGGATTTGGGTGCCTTCGAGGAATGGGGAGAGGGCTGATTCGATGACTTGCTCAGCGGTGCTCATCAGAACCTCCGCTTGAAGGGCACAACCTGCTTTCCAATCCCTAGCGCCTTCACGATCTCCTCCCCGGTCATGGCGCCGGGGCCTTTTTCCTTCTTCGGCTTGACCCCGCTGTCCCACTGCGCCCGCATCTTCCGCTGGTAGGCAATGATCGCGTCGATGTCTTGGGCGGAGAGTTCGAGGGGGTCCTTGTCCATAAGGGTGTCGATTTCATTTGCCATCAGTCGCCTCCTCTTTCATTCATACGGCGGTGCATTGTTCGAATCTCTTTTCGAACAATATCACGGATATGCTGGGTGTAGCCGAAGCCATACCACCGCTTGAGTTCAGCTACATCGGCAGCGAAGAGGTTTAGGGTGATCTTGGCTAAGGGCTCTTCAGATTGGGGCATCAATGGGTTCCTCGCGATTCGCCGAGGACAACCATATACCCACACACCCCCAACGCGGTGAATGTCTTACACCCGCATTGGCCCCAGGCGTAGAAGGCGTCGGGCTCGGGGTTGGTGTGGCGATGGCCACAAGCTCGGCAGGTCCATTGCTGATAGATCGTGGCGCCAGAGTCAGTGAGGATGCGGCAGGCTTCGGCACAGAGGGCGATCGGACGGTCGGGGGTCATGTGCGGCATCCTCGTTGAAGGGTGGCTAAGAGCAAGGTTTCCCTAATACTAGTTATAGCATACACTGCGTGGCCATTATAAAGTTCCACGTGAATCAGGCCGTTCTTATCAAATCTAATGAATGGTGCGTCAAACATGTAACAGGATATACGTGCTTCTTTTGGCCATTCCCCTTGCAGATAATAGCCACCCATCTCGCATTGGCGTATTGTGATGTTTTCACTCATGGTTTCGATCCTCATTCATGACTGTTCCTTACTCAGGCTTTCGGCCTCGAATTGATCGCCTGTGTCAGTCCGTTCGAAGTATAGCCAAGAGCTATCATCGACGTAGCCATTGGTGTCTCGTTCGTAGCTTGCCCGTTGGACTGTCATCCGTAGCACGTCGTATGGCGATCGGCCATGCATTGGATGGTCTTTGCTGTAGACTTGCTTGTTATCTTCCCGGTCGATTTGCCTCGCGCCGTACATCCGCATACGGAATGCCTGGGCAGCGGCGAAGGTTGAGAACTTGACCCTCATCCCCTTGGCATCGGCACAGGCCCGATCGAGGAGATCGAAGCAATCTCCGTAGGAGAGTCTAGAGGTTGAGGTCGACATCGGTCTTATTCCTTTCCATTCCACAAATGTTTCCACGAGAGGCCATTTACTACCTTGTAAACAGCGCCGTAGCTTACCCCGTACTTGCGTGCAAGCTGTCCTATCGTCATGCTGCTGTTTCTTATTTCAAGAACTTGAATCTCGGACAGTTTAGCACAATATGCAGACTCTCCGTGTGGAGTCGGCATCTGACCGTGGCGTCCTTTGGCTATCATGTCTTGAATATTGTCATACTGGGTACCACCAGTTAAGTGTCTGTAGTTCCAACAGTTGGGAGTATCACATTTATGCATTACCACAGGCGGTCTACCTCCAATTAGCTTCTCGTAGACTAGCCTATGAATTAGAACCTGTTTACCTTGCCATCCTATGGCGCCGTATCCATTGGAATATGTATGGCCCTGCCAAAGGAAGCATCCTGAAGTGTAATCAATAACTGTCTTGCTCCAGAGTACATCCAAGGTTTCTATCCAAGTTCTAGGAATTGGTCCTACTAAACCCATAATATATCCCTCGAATTGATCTCATACAACCGATCCCTCGATCGAGTTGTAATCACGTAACGGAGGTTCGCCTCCTGCTCGCCCTTGCCGATAAGCCAAGGGTCGAGGTGGTAAACGGTATCGAACTCAAGCCCTTTGGCCTTGTGCCCTGTAAGCAGGCGGATGGTGCCGCGTTGAGCAAAGAGATGCTCGGCGTAGGCCACGGCTTGAGCTAGGGTAGTGCCAAAGCTGGCGAAGATACGAAGGCACTCGGCCATGTCGGAGATCATCGCTGGTCGCTGGGTTCGGGATAGCTTTTCGTCTTCCCAAGTGGCGATCGCGGCAATGACTTTGGCTCGGCTGTCGCCATCGGCTCCGAGTTTGCGCATAATGCTAATGAGCTTGGGCCCAATTTCGCTTCCTGCAACTGAGACTGAACGACCCGAAGCAAGCAGCCCGAAGGCGCACTTGAACAGAGGCGCATTATTGCGACAGATGATGGCTGATCCCTCTTGAAATCTGGATGGTTCCAGCATTTGCAGGGTTTCATGACGCCCTCCCTCTTTGACCCAGCGAAACCCCGGCACCCCTGCTGCCTCTACGATAACCCTTGGGCACCGGAAGCTGATCGAGAGGTTCGCTTCTTGCATGTCGAACCGTTCGCTGAGGCTTTGCATACCTCTTTGGACAGCACCCCGGAAAGCATAAATACTCTGCCATGGGTCGCCCACTGCACAAATCCGTTGTCTTGCGAGTTTATCGAGCATTGCATGGTTCGTTGGCGAGAGGTCTTGGGCTTCGTCGACCAGGACACAGGGAAATCGTGGAAATGTACCTCCGAACAATGCGGGCATATATATTTGATCGTTATAATCAATGAGCCCTTCATATGCGGATTTAATCGAGGCGACGAGGAGGGAATCGATGGTCGAGGCGATGAGCGGGGTCGGTTTCTCGTCGAGTGAGGCATAGAAGGCGTCCTTTTGGATGAGTCGGCGGGCGTTGGGGAACTTGCCGTTGGGGATGTAGCCAAGGGACTTCGCAAGGCCAACGGCAGAGATGATGTCCCAATAGGCATCGGAGACTTCGCGCCGGTCGTCGCCTTTAAGAGGACGAATAAGCTCGCCGAGGTAGTTTTGGATTTTCTTCGGCTCAAGAGCCAGCTTTGAGGCCTGGGTTTTAGCCCAGATACGGTGACCAAGGGCGTTGAAAGTGCGGACCTCGCAGGGGCCGGTGAAGCGATCGCGAGCCTCCTCGGCAATTTTCTTGTTGAAGGCGAGGTAGAGCGAAGGCTCGGCTGGGCGAGAGTTGATCAGAAGTTCGAGGGTAGCGGTCTTTCCGGTGCCCGCGAGGGCATTGATGAGGAGGTTGCTGTCGGTGGAAGTGTAGAGGTCGAGGATGGCGGCTTGTTCACCAGTCGGCGTCATAGGGCGATGCCTCGTTTAGAGTGAACGTGCTGAAGCGGCGCTTGCGATCGTGCTCGACGAGGTAGTGGCGTTTGAAATGCTTTTCGAGTAGTTTGGCATTTGGCGCACGGCCGTCGACGATCAGGCGGAAGCCGGGGCGGAACTTTGGCTCATGTAGGATCGGATCGATTGCCAACGGCGCGCCTTCCCAGCCGTCGATATCGGCCGGGTCAGGCCCGTCGAGATACATGAAATCGATTGGCCAAGCAGGGTCACGTTCGTAGCGATGGCAAGCGATGCCGTGCCATCCTATTGCGTACGTCGGAGCATGGATCAGCGTAACGAAACGCCGGAGGTGCTCGGGAGTGCAGTTATCGGTGTTGACCAGCCACTTGGAGTTGGCTTCGTAGGTAAAGAGCCGGCCTTGACCGTTGGCACAGAGCGCAGCGGCCATGACGATGGTAGAGCAGCCCGAGCCGTACTCGACTACGTACTCGGGCTTGCGCCGGCGGATGTTTCGATACAGGCGGTAGAGGTCATCGGGCTGGGGAGGTAGTCCAGGCCAGTCGGTAAACAGTTGGTTGAGGCCAGTAATTGACATGGCGAGGTTGGCGAGCATCACACTTCCTCCACAGTGATTTCAAGTAGCTGGCCTCGCTCGTATGGAAGCCGTTGGCACTGAGATAGAACAAGAAAATGCGACTCTGATTCCTGACTTACGAGTACAAGGTCGTAGCCGATGACATCACCCTCATAAATCTTCGGCTCGTTGTGAGAGACTTTATAGATCATGACATGGCCTCTCTTAGCCTATCGAGAATGGCAGTTCCTTCGTACGGGTACAGCGCGAGATCGGCTGGAGCTTTGCCGATCTCGGCGTGCTCGATCCGGCGGATTTGGGGATCAAGGGCGTCGTCGTAGGCCTCCCAAGCAGCCTCCGGGTTGATGAATTGAGCGCCGAGCAGGCGGTGGACTTCTTCATACTCCGCCCGGTTTGCCAGCCGGTGGCCGCGTGGGTCGGCGGCGTAATCGGTGCCAATCTGGCAGAACTCGCGGAGAGCCCATTCGGTGGTCTCGTGGGTGGCTAAGGCATCCGACATGTTAACGCCGTTGACCATTGTGTCCAAGCGGCTGTCGATATATACCGTCTGGCCGTTCTCGCTAATTCCGGCGCCATATGGAATGTTGTACATATAATTGATGACATTGGGGGCCTCGTTGAGGTAGGCATCAAGGCTCGGGTACTCGGTCCGAAGGCTGGCAAGCTCGCCCTCGGGGCCAAGGCGGTCATCGATGTCACCAGCGCTCATTGTTCCGTTTCCTTTATTCCATGGTACTCGGAGAGCTCAACGACCTTCTGCTCAATGGGATGAATATCAGGACTGCGGCATTTTGGACATCGCATTACATCGGCAGCGATAGCCTTACCGAATGCGAACTTGTGGCTGCAAGATAGACAGCACCACATGTTGCGGAGCAGATCGGTTACTGGCCTCATATTACCGCTCATCACTGCATCCTCCTCGTTGCAAGCTTCGTCACTTGGCTCGCGGTCCGCTTGAACATCTCACTCACCGCGAGCCAGCCTTGCGAATGCGTAGCGTCGTCGTCGGCGGTGAGATGGGCCATGGTCGCGGCCTCCTCCTGGGCTTTGCGGATGTGTTCGAGAAGCTTGGCGAAGGTTTCCCCACGAGTTGGAAGGCTCATGGCCGATTGCTCCAATAAGCCTTGTAGGCCGCGAGCGCAGCCGCAAGGGCAGCCTCGGGGCTAGGTTCCATGGTCGCGAATGTATTGCCCTCCTCGTTGTTGTAGTGGAGTTCCTCGTGATCATAGATGGCTGCGTAATAGCCCTCATCTGGGTCAGATCGAACGAGCCATTCGTAACGCTTGGCGATGGTGAGTTCGATCTCTTCGATAATGGTATCGAGCCTAGGAGCGGTTGGCAGGCCCATGATCAATCCTCCGGATAGATTTTGCACAGCACATCGCGAAGCCGCTTGATGCTGGAGGGTTCGATGCAGAAGGCATCATCATTGAATGCCCCAATAAAAACGTTTACGTAGTCGTTCTCGGAGTTTGAGGCGAAGACGATCTGCAAACGCTCGCTGCCGTTGGGCTTGGGCTCTAGGGTGATGGAGTAGTACATTAGAACCTCCGTTTGAAAGCGGGCTTCAGGCCCAGGGCCGCGACAAGATCGATGCCCTTGGCCCTTGCGGCGATACCCTCAACGAGTTCGGCGTAGCCATCACTTACCGCCTCGCGGTCCCCATACCAAACCCGGTTGACGAGCCCGGCGAATTCGTCGAACTCATTCTCGGTAAGCAAGTACTCGCTGCCGCGAAGGCGAACGACGATGCCATTGGATTGACGCCAGCAGGCGGGCATTAGAACCTCCTCACGAAACCTTTAAAGGGCGCGCCGAGACCTCAACCGCCTCCATTACCGACTTCGACTCAGCGGCGGTTAGCTCGCGGCCCCGTTGCGGAGGTGCGATCGCCGGCTCTGGCTCGCGAGGGGCGAGGAGGGTGTCGCAAATCGCCAATACATTGCGCACGTCGGCAACGGTGAATAGGACCTTGCCATGGATGCGGCGGTTGGCTTCGGTGTAGAGATTGAGAACCGCCGCGGTGATGAAGGTGACGTCGTTCTCCTCGTTGGCGTTGAGGTCGGAAAGGATCACGCGGATTGAGCGGTCGGGTGGGTTCATCGTTGGTACTCTCCTGGTGTCTTCATGAAACATTCGGTCCAGAGGCCGTATTCGACCTTGCCCGCGTGGCGTCGGCAGTCGATGAGGGTCCACTGATTGATGGCGGAGATGACGCCGCCGATGATGGCGAAAGCGAAGATGGTGTGCCAAATGATAGCGGCTGGGCGCATCATCGGTGCTCCACGATCAAAGGCGGGTCGGTGGGCGTAGCCTCAATGACGAGAGGCATACCACGAATGCGCTGTGTAAAGTAGCCATCCTTGTCAGCGCAGTATTGGCGGATGATTTCATATTCTTCGTATGTCACGGCTAGGCGTATACGCCGCCAGTTTGCATCTAGGCTTGGCAGGCGTATAACTAGGGTAGCTAGCTCTTTAACAATTGTAGGGGTTTGCATTATTCACGCCCCGGCGTGTGGCATTCGCCCCGGTCGAATTGGCCGTTGCGGCTGAGGCAGTCGACCTCGAGGTATTCGTAGTAGGCGATGTAGCCGACGACTAGGGCGGAGGCGGTTAGTATCAGAAGCCAGTTGGCTTTGCTCATCCTAGCACCAGCGCCAAGAGGAGCAGTGCCCAACACAAGGCCGCGGCAGTGAGGGTTGCGCGGATGTGCATCAGATAATCCCCAATTCCCGCAGCACATCCCGCGCCGCGTTCCGCTGAGCCTCGGTGAACTCGGGCTTGGGCTTGGCACCCTTACGGGTGAGGTATTCTTCGACCAGCTCGTCAAGCTGGAGCTGGGTCGGGCAGGCGGGGGTGGCGATGGTGGCCTTGGCAAAGTCATTGGCTCGGGCGCGGAGAAGCTGCCAGAGATAGACAGCGTTGCAAGGGATACGGGCGACGGTCGGGGCCACGCCCTCGATTGGCGATGGCATCTCGACGAAGAACGTGTCTTCGTCGGCCCAGATTGAGCAGGCGTGGGGAGGTTTCATTCCGTCGCCAAGAAGGTCGCGCGGGAGAACCCAACGAGCTCGCCACGGCTATCGGTCTGACCATTGAGGTAATGTCTGCCTTCGTCACATTGTACGTATAACTCGCCATGGTCATTCGCCTGTATGGTTTTGAACCCTGCCGACATGCAAGTGAAGTGCACATCGGCTTGGATAATGTCGTAGGCACGGAGGTCTGTGAGCTTCATGGTCTTGACCCTTTCTCCTATTGTACCCAGATCCTACCACATCTAGCCTAATTAATCAAGACATATTTCCCTCGATTTGAGGATTTAGACAAAAAGAAAGACCCAGCATTTGCGCTGGGGCCAGGAGGGTTCAGGTAAGGGGGAGGAAGGGGCGGTAGCCGCCGGCGGGTTCAGATGCCGGGGAGGGTTCAGACACCGGGCTCGGCTTGGGCGGGTTGAGCAAGTCCCTGATCTTGTCCAACTTCTCGACGGCGGCATCGCGGTCGTTGCAGGCGGAATTTAGGCTGTCGCGGAGGCGATCGGCCTGCTCCCAAGCCGAGTCGCGTTCGGCCTTAGCGAGGTCGCCAGCGCGACGGGTTTCATCGAGCACCCGTTGAGTGGCCGCAAGTTCTTCGAGGACAGAGCCATTGGTTGAGGCATGGTCAGCGATGGTTACCGCGTGATCGCCCTCGGCCTTGGCCAGTGCCTCGCGGAGTGACGCGAGCCTAGCCTCGTACTCGGCCTTGATCTGGGCGATCTCGGCAGCACTCTCGTCTCGTATCTTATTGGCGTAGTCATTTGCAGCGCGAATATCATTCTCGAACTCGTCCCGTTCCTTTTGCAGACGGCTGTTGTCCTCCTCGAAGTGTTTGTTATCGGCTTCGAGGTTCGCCAGTCGGGTTTCGAGGTTGCTGACCTGGGCCGAGACCCGTTCGAGAACCTTCGCCTGCTCTGAGAAGGCGACGAAGCTCGTGGCGTAGCTGCTGGTAACGCGATCGAAAAACTCGCGCATCTCGGTCTCCGTGACGGGGTTGGTAGCCGTGGTTCCGGTCGAGCCGGGGCTAAACACCTCGTAAGTGGTGGACATTGGGTATCTCCTGGTTTGGGCCCACTAGGTTTCGATCTCAACAACGTGTATTGAGTGTTTCTCCGTACTGTCGACTACCTCCACGGTTGAGCTTGGACGTCTGCTCTGGATATAGGCGGCAAAGGCATTCGCCGCCTTTAGGGTTTCGTCACGGTTCCCGTGTTTGTGGAAGCACTTCCGCTTGCCGATGGGATAGGGAAAGTCCGATATAGTTTCCCTTTTCCCATCGGCCCTGGTGCGGGTGTACATCATTGGATTTGGGCTCACCCTGTCTCAGGTATGGATTACCGCCCCCTTCTTCGCCGGCTTGGCCTTCGCCGGAATGCTCGCCTGCTTCGCGCTGATCGGCGCGCCCTTGGCCTGCTTCGCAGCCTTCGCGGCCTCGGCCGCTGCGACCTTCTTGGCGGAGACGGGGATGGCGGAGACGATTGAGGTCTCGCTCGCGACCTTGGCGACGCCCTCAAGCGAGGCCCGCGCCATGTCGAGCAGTTCCGGCCGAGCCTCGATCATCGCGTTCGCGGCCTTGGTGATCTCGCTGGCCTCAACGTGGCTGACCTTCAGCCCCTGCCGCTTCATCTCGTCCTTCACGAGGTTCTTGGCCAAGCGCCGGGCCTCGGTCATGACCTTGCCAGGGACGTCCGTCTTCGCAGCGGCGGTGCGCTTGATATTCCCGGCCATGATCTTGACCACGTTCTCCGCGGCCTTTTCCATCGCGGCGGATTGGGCTCTGGTGAGGTCCTCACCAGTGAGCTTGGCGACCGTGATCTTGCTCATGCCGAGGTTGACGAAGTGTTCGAGGCCCTTGAATAGGCAGGCGGCGTAGACCTCCTCAGGAAGCTTGTCGGTGTCGATCTCGACGACGCCCTTGCCCTTGGAAACTCGGATTGTGGCGACTGGCATTGGAATGCTCCTTTGGGCCTGTGGCCCCCGCGCTGGATTGCGCGAGATAGCGGGCCGCGTGGACCCGCTAACGCTCGCAAACTCAGGCTCGTGGCAGGCCTCGCAGGGCCTCGATGAGGTCGACCTTGTGATCGCCGGCTTCGATCCAACCGGCTTCGAAGTCGATCGCGACATTGCCCCGTGGGATATTGAGGCCAGGGGCAGGCTCAAGCTCATAGACGTAGATCGAGAAGAAGGTCTCCGCCTGATCCCAGCCCGTCGCTGTGCCGATTACTCGGCCGAGAACGACCCACTCGCTGCGCTCGCTGCTCTCTGTCATTGGCCGACCTCCAATCGGAGCTGCCGCCGCTGCCTGCGCTGGCTGGGGCAATGCTCGGGCTTGTAAAGCCAGAAGCTGAAGCCAAATCGCCAGAAGCGGACCCAACGGATCCCACCGATCTTTCGATATTCCATCTCTCACCCTCCTAAAAGCCGTGAGGCATTGCGGCCTCTGGCGTTTCGCATTTTGGGCATTTCCTTGCCCGTGGCTTGGCGTAGAATGCCGAGCGATCGCTCGGCCACGGGCTGGTGAATTGGTGGCCGCAGGCGGCGCAAACCCATTGATTTGGCGTAGCTGGCGGAAAGTCCCATTCGTCGTCCGACATCTGCCCTCCTGATGTTGAGGCCAGCTTACACCCTGGCCTTGGCGGTGTCAAATCACGATCGCGTGATCGATTGTTACAGCCTGATGGCCCATGACGGACATTTATGGAACGGGTGTTCCGGGTTTGTCTTTATGGGCCATCAGCGTTGGTGATGAGCGCTCAACCCGCGGCGGCGCTGAGGCCGAGCGCCCACCAAGCTCAATCATCGCCCGCCCGGCTTCAGCACGTAGGCATGCTGCCAAGCTCTAGGGTTGTTTGCTTTCAACCCCCGCATATAGACATCGGCCAGCGCTCGCGTTGCGAACGTCATCAATGCCCGCATTTCATTGGGCGGATCAATCACCACCGTCCATTTCGTGGGATGCCATAGCCGCCCACTGACCTGATCCTGATGCCACGTGCTCATCGCCCGCCCTCCGACAGGAGCCAGAGCCCCAGCACCAGGCTCGCCCCGCCTGCCATCGCCGAGACGAGCACCGCGGCGATCGCTTGGCCGCTTAACCCAGTCTCAACGCCTACGGCAAGCAGCACTGTGATGGTGCTCACGCACCCGACCATGAACCCTCCGCAAAGGGTAATGGCCCAAGCTTCAGTACGTCGCATTGTGACCTCCCAAGCCGTATCGCCTGATCAACTCTGAGTAAGCCAGGTCCTTCAAGTCTGGCCCTGGGTTACAAGACCATTCAAGTAGGGAAACTGCATCGGCCACAGCCACATCGATAGCTGCCACGCCTGGATTGGCCGCGTCGTCCGTCCGCACCCGTACCAGCGTCTGCGCTATGCTGACCGCCGCTTCAAGTAAGGTCATCGTACCCTCCGTTGTGTTGCGCTCGCTACGCTCGCAAACTCAAACCCGCCACGTGACGACCTTCGCGGGCTCTGGGCCGCGCGCCGGGCGCGTGAGCTTGCCCACTAGGCCGAAGCCCAGCGCTAGCGCGGCCCAGAGCACCATCGCCAGCGCCAACCAATACGCCAGTCCCCTCATCGCCTGACCCTCCTAGAGCCGATCAATCGCCTGATCGCGCCTTGCCCCCCACGTACAGCCGCATTCCTGACACACGAACTTAGGCACCTGGTTGTAAACAACGCGCCTGACGTCGGCGCCCCAGCACTCGGGGCACTGCCAGCCCTGCCTAACCCGCTCTTGCTCCGCTTCCATCGCCTGCCCTCCGTTGTGATCTCACCATAGCCCCGCTTGGCGCTCTGGTCAAATCACGAATTGTTTCAATCCCTGCGCTTGATCGCCTGCTCGCCTGGGCGCGAGCGCCCCGATTCCCCTCGATTCTCCCCGATTTACCCCCATTCCCCGATTTTTCCGCTCTGTCCGAGGTCCTGTCCTGTGGGTCCAGGTCCCCTGTCTGTTGTTGTTCTTTAGTATTTTTTTTTTTTACTTAAAACAAGCAAGAAACGCACTTCTCGGCCCTAAAACCCTCCGACGACAGACCTACCCCTACCCCTCCCTGGGAAATCGGGGAATGAGGGAAAATCGGAGTTAATCGGGGATAATCGGGGAAGATGGGGCAGGCTGCACCAGCATTGCCTGCCCCAGCGACCTCAATCCTCCCCACCGTAATAGCACCACCCCTGCACCATGACCCTGATTGGCTCGCGCCACTCGGGGTCGGCCACTAGCTCCTCGCAGGCCTGACGCCACATCTCTGTCGTGGTCCGCGTATCCCGCCCACGCACTTCGTCGAATTGCTCGCGATCGATCTCGTAGAACCTTGCCTCGATCGCGGCCTTGAGCCGCTTGAGCTCGCTGATTTCCATCTCTCGCTCCCCGGAGGGCAGGAGTGAGGCAAGCCGGCGGAGCCCTGTTCGCCGGGCGACTAGCCCGGATGCAGCGTCTTCGCTTCGACCGGCCCCCGCTTGCCTCGCTTCTGCCCTCTTCAGTGTCCACACCCTAGCACGGGGCCGGCGCCCCGTCAAGTAACGTTTTCGTGATGGTGCGCCGCAACAAGACAATCCCAGCTAGGGCCGAGGGGGTGGGGCCAAAACTCGATCGCTTGGCGCGGGGTAGAGGCCTCAGACAAATTCTGTAAGGTTTCGACCACCCATACCTAACCATCTAGCTGGTTAGGGCCAGCGCGGCGGAGATTTCGCTTGACATCGCAAGCGAGGTGTGGGCAAGATGGGACCATGGACATGCCCTGGGCTGAGACCGAGCGATACCTCCGGCGGGACCGAGACCCCGCGCAGCGGCCGAGTTTGGCCCGGGTTCAGTGGCTGGAGCGAGTGGACCCATGGGCGGCGAAGGATCAGGACGGCCCCAAGGCCGACGGAACAAAGTGCTAACCGCGGCGCAGCGTTACCGCGACACGC